TGTTTGACTCAGTTCCAGAACTGTTATTAACGGTATACTGTAAAGACATGGTCATCTTTAAAAGATGTGACTGTCCTGATTTATTAGTGTAGGGTATATCGATAACAATGCCTGTCATTTGCTCAGGCTTGATAGAATAAGTTAAACCGTTACTTTGACGATAAAAAATTCTAAAGGCGCCCTTAGGAAGATTGCCAAAGCTACCATCTGCAAAATTTAAATCAATTTGATCCTGGTCTCGAGTAGTAACACTGTAAATGTTTCTTTGATTTTTATTCAGACTGTTATAGATAACATTATTACCTACTACATCTGGAACCCTAGTCCATAAATTAGAATAGTTGCCATTTGAATCTAATTGCCATAACCATACGTCTGTATTGTTAATGTTTAAAGAATTAATACCAACAAGTTCGTTGGCCACTGGATTATTAATGTTAAATGATGACGCAGAAAGCTCGCCTTGTTTGAATAACGCAAAGAATCCTGTGTTAACGCTGCCAGAGCCTTGATTATCATTTTTGTAAATGAAACTAAACAAGCTGCCAGGGCTAGGAGCTTCTTCATATACTGATGTTTTTCCTGAAAATGTAGAAGGTACAATTTCAAATGTCATAGATGTACCGCTGATGCTTTTTGTAAATCCGTATACAGGAACATCAGAGTTAGTACTTTGAATTTTATATTGTTCTGTTAGAATACCATCAATGGTATTTCTATCATAGGGCTTGCCAAACGAAAAAGAACCAGCCATAGCAGAATTCAGAATTGCTATGAATTGAATATACCAATTTGGATTTGTAGCATCATTCCACCCTACAGTAGAGTTAGCAAGGTTAACTCCGTTGGAATCGATCACAGTATCTGTGGTCGATAGAGATGTAATTTTTAAAAGGCCGCTAGATGGTGTGTTTCTAGACGGTACATAACTAATTAATTGTGCCAATCTTAGAATACTATCTCGACGTTGAGCAGTTTCTAAAAAGTTTTCACGGGCATTTAAATCAATACGGAAACTTAAATTTTGTCCCAGGTACGCAATTAAATCAATAAGGGCAATATATTCACTGCTGTCGATAAAATCGTTGAAATCTTCAGGGTAATTTTCCTGAAGATACTGAACCATAGTGCGTCTTAGCGTTTCAAAATCGTAGCTTTGAAAGTCTGCATTGCGAAAAGATTGGTAAATCTTTTTCCAATCTTCAGCAACCAGTAACTTGTTATTTGTTGATGGGATCATAATTTTATTAGTTGATACCGTATTTATTGTAAAAATAAACCAGGTACATTATTGTACCACTAGCCCTAATTTTTGGTCAAAGGCAATTCGTAGATTAGCAGATTGGTCTGTGCCATTTAGTAATAACGTAATTTCTAGCAAATAACCGTTATCGTATTCAGTAAGATCCATTTGAGTAGGTGTAACTCTAGGATCAGAAGTACAAATATTTTTAATGTCTTCTTTTAATATCTCACGAGTTTCGTCAGTTAAAGGATCCATTAGCAGATTCCATATCACACTGCCGAACCCAGGATTCATCAGGCGTTCACCTTTTTTTGTATTAAAATGATTTAGAATATCCTGCTTGATTAGATCAAAATCATAGAGTTCAACCGTTTGGCTGGTAGAGTCTAGTGTGCTAAACCCTTTATAAAAATGACTGCGCTTTCGAGGTTGTTGACTGACAACGTTCGAACTGTTAATTTCAATAGTTTTATATGCCATGATGTATTTATTTTATGATTTTTTAGCTTCTATATCAGCTAATTGTTTCTTAATATACGGTAGTTGAGACTTTGCTCTTGCGGCAGCATCTGCCTTAGTTACATAGCCCTTGCCGTCCTTGTCCAAAGGATTTTGAGCATAGGCTTTAGTGCCTGCTCTAAATAAAATATAGTCGTTAGGTTTGCCCACTGCTTCAGGCCATAGTATAGACATGTATAAATCATCAATACTAAGTTTAGATGATTTGCCTGCGGTCACTGCTTTTATATATTTTTGAACCCATTCCATCTGCTGTGTTCTAGTTAGGCCTGCTAGATAATCTGTAGTGGTACCTAATGATCTAGCAGTTGATGGAATAAATTGTATCAGCCCAGTAGCACCAATACCGTTACGCAAAGAAGGATTAAATGTACGACCTGTTTCAAATGCCATACATGCCAATAGATCCTCAGGAGAGCAGTTAGTTGCTCCTGCTACAGATTTTACCTGAGAAATAAAGTTAGCATCTTCAGTCCAGTTAACAGGTTGATTTGGATTATTCGGAACAGAAGATTTATTTGGAGAAAAACCTGAGACGTTTGAGCCAGCAAATGAATCTGTGGCAGATGGAGAAAATGCGTCGGGATTAATATTTTCGTGTTGTGGCCAAGGTTCATGTGTAGGTACACGTTGCATGATACTGTTTATAGAATCCGCCGCATAAAAATTACCATTAGACCATCCTGCCTCTGTACTCTTGTTAGGTAATACAAATAATGGCAACCTTCCGGCAGTTTCTGCTTGACTGGCCTGAGCACCTGTGGCCGCCTGAGGACCATTCATATAAATTTCACTGGCCGATTCTATATGATTACCACCAGAGGAAACATTGGTATTACCGTTTGTGGTAAAATTATTATTTCCATTAGAAACTAGATTTATATCTGCTTGAGCAGTTTGATTAATCATTGCTCCAGATTTAACATGTACATCAGAAATTGCTGTAAATTTTATATCATCCTGTGCTGTAAGATTATACGCAGATCCAAAACTAAGTTTTCCATTTTGATCAACTACTAGATTATAATCATTTCGTACATTTAAATTAAAATTATTGTTGGCACTGACATTGATGTTACGTCCAGCTTCTAAGTTTATGTCTCGATCTGCTCTAAAATTAAAATCTGTTTCAGTGTGAATGCTTACAGAATCTTGAGCATAGATATCTATTTTGCCATTGCTGGTCATTTCAATCCAAGACGTGCCTTTACTATTTCCTATATAGATCAAATCGTGACTGTTATGTAACAATATTTGATGACCAGTTCTTGTTCTAATTCTAACTAATTCATTTTGTCCGTCTGCGTCGCCGTCGTCCATGACAAAACTGCTGCCACCTAATCTACTTACAAAAAATTGTCTGTTACCTTCAAATCCTAGTTTTCCTTTCTTAGCACCAGGACTGGTGTCAATTGGTCCCGGTGTGCTAATACCAAACACTGAACTAGGAACTTCTCGACGAGCTGAACTTGTAGTAGTTCCTCTAACATTGTCTAAAATTAATCCCTGTGCTAACAGTCTATCAGCAAACGGATGAACCGCTTTGGCCATGTAATAGGGATTTTTTACTGTATCAAGGTTTTGAGATCCTACATGTATTTCTGCCACAGGTAATTTACTTGTACCATACCGACGTTCTTGTTCAGGAGTTATATTAGTTTGATCGGTGGCCGCAAGACCAGGAACCATGTGATTTTGAAAGTCGGATGGTACGCACCCTATCCAAAAACCGTTGTTGATATTGCCGCCGACAAATATTACCAGTACTCTTGTACCAACATCTGGGGGCACCATCCACATTCCGTAGGATTTTTGAACATCATTAAAGTCACTGCTGTTGTTTCCTTCAAATCTTCTTGAAGTAATTCCGTAAAATGGAGTTAGATATTTTACTGTGGTGCTCCAGCTTTGTAATTCCGTAGGCACCGCTTGATCTTTGTACAAAGATACTTCTAAAGATCCCATGTAGGACTTATCTAGATTGTTAACAATCTCAGCTAGATAAGGGCCTGAACTGGATAATGTACTAGGGGTTCTTGAATCAGTGCTCATGTATTATTTGCGTCATTTAATCGATATAGTGGGCTGGATAAATTGCTGCCTAACTTGGCAGTCACAGAATTAGCAACATCAGCAACATTAACTGAATTACTTACCTTTAAATTAACCTCAACTGAATTACTTACCGTACCTAATCTAGCCAACGATTTGTTAGCAACAATAGAACTGTCGCTGGCATTTAATAAATTATTAGAATTAGCAAAAGGATTAGCTAGTGTAGGGCTGGCAAAATCTCTAGTAAGACTATTAATAGTGCTTGATGGTAAAATTGATCCCGGTATTGATGATACTTTGTTTGTGCCAAACGCAGATGCTAGAGCTGCAACTCCGCCTAGTGTTAATAAATTTTCTAAATCTTTCTGATTCACTTCAACTGAAGGCGCAGTTGTATTAGGCTGCGAAGGCGGCAAGTTAGCAAGTTTACTAGCAGGAAAATCTAAATTTACACCCTGTGCTGCAGATTCTTTTAAACTAACTCCTGTGGGAATTGTCTTTGACAAAGCTGTCAATGATAATAACGCCAGCGGAGAAGCATTGGCTAAATTCTGAGATGATATTCCTAGTTTTTCTCCTGCCTGAGCAAACTCAGTTGTTACACCTGTGATAGCAGAAGTTATTTTAGAACCAACTGAGTTTATACTATTAGTTGCGTCGCTTAGACCTTTATTAAACTTACCAACAGACTCAGTGAGCGGTGCCGTCAACGATTTTAAAATTCCTGTACCTGCTTCTGTAAATCCAGTGGCTATGTTTTGAAGCTGTGTTAATAAATTAAACCCAGTAGCAGCTCGCTGAGCAGGTCTAACTGCTTTTGTAACATCTTTAACAGGTTGATCTAAAGGATCTGGTCTAGTTTCTGCCTTATCTTCAACGGGAGTTGGTGTAACATCTTGTCCTGCAATTTGTCCAGGAATACGCATCACCGATAACAGTTGTCTAAACACACCTTCTTTAAAAGTATGTCTTACTGAAGTTACTCTATAGACTCCGCCAAATGGCACTTTGTTTTGATCAAATTTAAAAAATCCATTTGATCCTATATCTTCTGGGTTTCTAAAATTAATGTCGATTAACACTTCTCCGCTTAGATAAGACACTTCTCCATCTACAGTATAAATTTCATTTAATTTTTTAGGTTTATAATTACCGTGTCCACTGGTAACTAGGTAAACAGGATCTCCGATAATTTCAAGATCTCCTAAAATTAATCCTGTTCTAGAATTGATTATTGCTTCGTGCATATTTCTAGCCATAACGGCATACGGAGTTGAATTAGGAGTTCCGGCTGTCTGACCCGATCTATTATCTGAGTCAGGTATAGTTTTAACAGGAGCACTACCGTTCTGATCTCGGACAGCATTTTTAGAATCTGTGGGTTTGTCAGTGATTTGAACATTTCCATCTTTTGTTAAAGCATCAGTTGATGCCACAAAATTACTATTCCCTAGAGCTCTAGGCACAGCTTCATAAAATAAAGTATCAAATTTTAATTTAAAATTTATTAGACTGGTATTTTTTCCTGTATAGAAATAATTATATTTTCTTGCGGTTAGTTTTTTAAGTTTTGTCTCATCAATTTTTTGAGATCCATATCTAGGAATTTTAGTAAAATGAACTTTGTAGGGAGAAACAACGTATGTATATTTGTAAAATTCTGTGTTATTAACTTCGTCATAGGTTGTAGGAGTCACTTCCATGTTGACAATAAAATAATCAACCATGCCATAAGAGTCTATTAATTTAGATCCAGGCGAACCTAGGGTTCTTAAAATATTTCTAACATATTCGCTGTCTCTGATCACTGCTGAAATACATTCATGTATTCTTGATCTGCTAGGAAATTGAACAACTCCCTTAGTTGGGGTCCATGAGACACTGCCGGGATCTGTATTTTTTGGTGCTGATTTTTTTCTACCGTTGTTATCTACTTCTTTTTCATCACCATAGTCGGCAAATTCATAAAGAGATCTTTCTCGCAATATCTGTTTAACTAAACTAGCTGAAAATTCATTGGTATCTTTTTCATAATTGCCGTCTGAATCTGCAAATTTTATTTCATAGACATCGTGTTTGGTAGAATCTTTAGCTGGTTTAGAACTTTGATCTGTTTTTCGAATTTGTTCATTGAGTTTTTCTTCAAAAGATTTTAAAATTTCTTTAACAGAATTACCTGTCATTTTAATAGGAGCCTTTAAAACATTGGCCTGTCCAAAGCCGCCTTCATGAAATGGTATTGCTGTACATCTATATCTTGTTCCCTTTTCTGTGAGATCAACATCGATGGCTGTAAACTTGATAACAAAATACCTTGTAGAGTTTTTAACTTTTTCTGCTTCGGGCAATCCGTCTAAGGCTCTATAGCCAATAAACTCCATCTTTAAAAGAAAACTAGCCCCTATATAACTTTTATATCCTGCACTTACTGCGCCTACATGTAATGCTTCAATAAAGCCGTTAATGCTATAAGGTTCAATAACGTCAAATTTAACACCAGTGGCCATTGTAGTATCAGTGTTGGCTGTAAATGTCATTAATGTTTCGATCTCAACATCGTCGAGATACATATCAAATCGACCTGGACTACTTTTATTAAATTCTGTGGTTAGATCTGCGGTATTAGCCGCATCTAGATTTTTCTTTGCGGCGGCAATACTTTCTACAGTAGCAGTTGGATCAGTGCTTAGGTTATTGTATACAGATTGAGCTCCGGCAGAATATGAAGTTGACCATTTATCAATAGATCCTTTACCTCCAGATTTTAAAATAACAAAATTTAATTTCTTATCATTTCTATAAGAAATAGGATCTGCCATATTTTCTTTGCTTAGGGCCGCAAGGGTAAAATTATATGTGTAAGATCTATAGTTATCTAAAATATTATTTGGGGACACTAATTGCACGTTATCTAGTTTAACATCGCTTTGCGCTGTGTCTAAGGTTAGCCTATTTCCGTGATCATCTGTTACTTTAATGCCTTTGTCTGTTTTTCTATCTACCACTGAACCGTCTGGAGGTTCTACTGGAGGTGCTGACCCAGTTAACAGTCCAGAGAATGAGTTAGTAGATACCAACTCTCCGCCATAAAATTTTTGTTCACTGATATTTAAAAAAGGATTTTTAACCTGTGATGTAAGAGCAAATGCCGGATTAAAGTCTGACATATTATATTCCTAGACTAGACTGAAGTGTAGATAATTTAGGAAGATATATTTTTGTGCCAGCAACTAGATCAAACACAGGATCTTTGATCACTGAATTATTTCTCATAGCAAATACCCACCATAGGCCTACATCTTGATATAAATCCCAAGCAAGAAGATCTGGTCTGTGTTCATAGTTTTTTGTAACTTCCCATAGCATGTCATCGACCAGTCTAGGGAAATCTCTAAAGGTAGCCACATCTAGATATCCGTTAGATACACTGGTATTAAAATATGGACTAGATTTTGAATATATAGACATTATAGATATCCTTGATTTCTATATTCAATGCCGCCTGTTAGCCACTGGTCAACTGAAAAGTCTTGCATTTCAGCTCTACTAAACATTGGTAACAACGTCAATACAAAAGATGACATAATCGGTACCGCTACTGTGCCAAAAACAGGATCAGCTTTTAGCTTTCCTAGAGTAAAATAATCTACATTATCTAAAAGTTCTACTCTAAAATTAGAAACAACCACAGGAACATTGTTGAGCATATAAGGACCGTAGGCAGATAATCTACAAACAGGAGGAGGGCTTCCCGGGTTTGAATCGTTGCCACTGCGCATTTTGGTAAGACTTTTTAATAAATTAACCACCGATAAATATATGCCAGCATCGCGTTCATTCTGTACTGTAAACTTAGCTGTTAAACTTATTGCTCCTACTGAGCTTCGTTGATAAAAATGTTGAGTAAAATTTGAATGTAACACAGGTTGAGCACTATAATCTGCTTTTACATCATAGGTAATACTTGGAGTATACGGAAAAAGAATTCCTTGATAGCTACTGAATTCATTATTTCGACCAACCGTAGATTGTTTAATATAGGAGGCAGGAACTTTAAGTGTAGCTCTTAGGTCGCTACTATCTGTAGTTCCTCTCATAGATTTAATATTAACTGTAGTAGCGGCTTGTGGATTGAAATCTGCCATAAATGCTCCTTTATGCCTTATTTAACCAATAAATAAACTGCTAACTTAATAATGCGTGGTTGACACATTGATTTTTGATGTGCTACAATAAATCAAAGGAATTATAATAATAAAATGACCATTGGAATAATAACCACAAGAAAAGTAAAATACCTAAACAACAAAGACCTGTTAGCAGAAATCCATAAAAGTAAATGTTCATTTTCTAGTTTTACCAAACCAGAATATCAACAGTATGATTTGATTTTGCCAAGTCTAGATAAAATAAATGTTAGAACTGTGGCAGAAGCCAAAAGGAATCGAGCCAAACGACTGGGCATTATAGCGTTTAACACTGCTCGACTATCCGGAGATAAAAAAATTAAATTAGCAGAATGTACTCCGGATTACAAAACTGTACAAAAATCTGATGTCGTGATTCGAATCATGACTTTTGAACATATTCCTCTAGCACCAGGACGTAAAAAGACCACAAAGACCACAGCCGACAGTCACGAGAAAGTAAATTTTCCTCCATTTCAACATTGGAAATATGATGAAACTAATCCGGAAGAATTGATCTGTGTGGGCAAAAGCCATTGGCAGGGCGGAATTAAAACTGGTAAGTTTAACAAAGATCACGGTCGAATCACTGAAGGACTTGGTAAGATGTTTATCAAACTTTCAGAAAGATATGCGCAACGCAGTAATTGGCGAGGATACACCTACATTGAAGAAATGAAAGGACAGGCTATTTTACAACTAAGTCAAATTGGATTACAGTTTGACGAAAGTAAATCAGAAAACCCATTTGCTTATTACACAGCCGCAGTGACCAATTCATTTACACGAATTCTTAATATTGAAAAGAAAAATCAAAATATTCGTGACGATATTTTAGAAGAAGCAGGACTTACACCTAGTTCCACAAGACAGAATCAACATGAATACGCAGAAGAAACTGCTCGACAGGCAGAACTATATAAAAATATGCGTATGCCTAAAAGCGAAGATGATCTTCCCGAAGATTCTGAAGAAACTGAAGAGGGATCTGGGGCTTGACTTTTGTTCTATAAATCTGCTAAACTTGTGTTAGGAGAAATAATCTATGACCTTGTTTAAAAAGGTAGCATGTTTTACAGATATACATTTTGGATTAAAATCTAATTCAGCAACTCATCTTAAAGATTGCGAAGAATTTGTTGACTGGTTCATTGCTACAGCAAAAAAGGAAGGTTGCGAAACCGCAATCTTTCTCGGCGACTGGAGCCATAATCGAAACAGTTTAAATCTATTCACATTAGATTCAAGCCTGCGATGTTTAGAAAAGCTAGGAGCTGCCTTTGAACAGTTCTTTTGGTTTCCTGGTAACCACGATTTGTTCTACAAGGACAAGCGAGACATCCATAGTAGTGCGTTCGGACGCCATATTCCTGGCGTGACTGTCGTAGACTCTGTCACCACTCTAGGCGACGTCACCCTTGTACCGTGGTTAGTTGGGGACGAGTGGAAGACTATCAGTCAGGTTAAGAGCAAATACATGTTTGGGCATTTTGAATTACCGTTGTTCTATATGAACGCTATGGTACAGATGCCCGATCACGGTGAGCTACAGGCCAGTCACTTTGTACATCAAGAATATGTATTCAGCGGACACTTCCATAAACGACAGGCTCGTGATAAGATCCACTATATCGGTAATGCGTTTCCTCATAACTTCTCAGATACTTGGGATGATAAGCGAGGCATGATGACTCTAGAGTGGGGCGGTGAGCCAACATACATTGACTGGGAAAATTGCCCTAAGTATAGAACATTGAAACTTTCAGATCTCATTGATCGCAAAGACGAGATTATGAAATCTAAGATGCATTTAAAAGTTAACTTAGACATTGATATCAGTTTTGAAGAAGCAAACTTTATCAAAGAAACTTTTATCAATGACTATGACATCAGAGAAATCAGTCTCATACAAGATAAAACAAATTTAGAAGGTGTTGTTGATGACAACCCAGAAGGCATGTTTGAAAGCGTGGATCAAATTGTAACAGAACAGTTAGTTAACATTGAATCTGAACAATTTGATAAAAATACATTGCTGGAAATTTATAATAATCTATGACATTTAAATTAAAAAATATCACAGTTAAGAACTTTCTTTCGGTAGGAAATCAAACACAGGCCGTAGACTTTGACAAAGAACACCTTACACTGGTACTAGGATCTAACTTAGACCTAGGCGGTGATGACACAGGATCACGCAATGGCACAGGTAAAACTACCATTGTCAACGCATTAAGTTATGCGCTCTATGGACAGGCGCTGACTAACATCAAGAAAGAAAACTTGATCAACAAGACCAACGGTAAAAATATGTTGGTTACTGTAGAGTTTGAAAAAGGCGGCAGTAAATATCGCATCGAGCGAGGCCGTAAACCTAATGTGTTAAAATTGTTTGTCAACGACAATCAATTAAAAGCAGACGAATCAGAAGATGAAAGTCAAGGTGACAGTCGCGAAACACAGAAATCAATTGAAGAAATGTTGGAAATGACACATACAATGTTCAAGCATTTAGTGGCATTAAACACGTATACAGAGCCATTTCTGTCAATGCGAGCGGCTGATCAACGAGAAATAATCGAACAACTGCTAGGAATTACCTTACTCAGTGAAAAAGCAGAAGCTCTTAAAAGTTTAATCAAAGAAACCAAAGATTTAATTCAAACTGAAACAGTTAAAATTGAAGCTACTAAAGCTGCCAATGACAATGTACAAAAAAGCATTGACAGTTTAGGCATTAAGAGTTCTGCTTGGGAAAATAAACATCAACAAGATCTAGAAAATCTAGGTCGTGCTATTGTCAGCTTAGAATCTGTGGATATCGAAGCAGAGTTAGCCGCACACATTGCTTTAAAAGCATGGGATGAAGCTAACACTAATATACGCAATCTTAACAAGCAGAAGGCTACATTAGAGTCTGCTGTGATCCAAGCTGAAAAGACTCTTAAGAAATATAAAACAGAGTTAGACAGCCTGGGCAATAAGAAATGTCATGCCTGTGAACAAGAACTTCATGATCATAAACATGAAGAAATGACTGCCACTGCTACAAAGAACTATGATGAATCATACGAATATTGGCAACGGATGCGGGCACAACTTAAACAACTTGTAGAAGAACTGGGCGACGGCACATTACCACACAAGCCCAATACATTCTATGACACAGAAGCAGAAGCATTAGGGCATAAAAACAATCTTGCCAGCTTAGAAAGATCTTTGGAAGAAAAAGCAGGTGAAATTAATCCCTATGCTGAACAGATTGAAGAGCTAAAGAAAACAGCCATACAAGAAATTACCTGGAATACCATCAACGATCTTACCAAACTTAAGGATCATCAAGAATTTCTACACAAATTGTTGACAAACAAAGACAGCTTTATTCGTAAAAAGATCATAGATCAAAATCTTACATATCTCAATAAACGTCTAAGCTATTACATCGACAAACTAGGACTACCGCACGTTGTGGTATTCCAAAATGATCTTACCGTTGAAATTACTCAGCTAGGACAGGACTTAGACTTTGATAATTTAAGTCGAGGTGAGCGCAACAGATTGATTCTCAGTATGAGTTTTGCTTTTCGAGATGTCTGGGAAGGACTGTATCAAAGTATTAATTTGTTGTTTGTTGACGAACTCATGGATGCTGGCATGGATGCCGCTGGTGTAGAAGCCGGCTTAGCGGTCCTGAAAAAGATGGCCAGAGAACGTGCAAAGAATATATACTTGATATCGCACAAGGATGAACTAGTAGGTAGGGTAAACAATGTTCTTAGAGTTATCAAAGAAAATGGTTTTACCAATTATTCTACAGATATAGACTATGTCGAATGAAGCAATGGAAAAATACAAGGCTCTATATTCACAATATATAGACCATGCTGTAAATTTGCATAACTATCATCTGCTATTCATGCGAAATGTTGGGGAAGAAACTGGTGTAGCGTTACGCTCTAATTTAAAATATATGATGAGATTAGAGAAGCAGCTACAGAAAGCCTGCTTAGAAGCATGGAAAGAACACAGACAAAATGTCAAAGACGAACTTGCTAAAAAACGACAAGCCCGGGCTTTAAAAAAATTAAATCCCGGAAAACCAGGAAGACCAAAAGGAAGAAAAAATGGAAACAACAGCTCAACTACAAGCCCAATTTGAAGAATTTTTAAAAGAAGATGCAAAATTTACAGCAGGTAATGCTGCCGCAGGTACTCGTGCCCGCAAGGCGTTAGCTGAACTAAGCAAAAGCGTAAAAGCTCGTCGCAACGAAATCACTGCTGAAAAGAACGCCCGCAAGGAAGCCAAGGCAGCAAAGTAATTGACTTGGACCTATAAAGGCTCTATAGTTAACGAACTACCCGAGGACTGTGTTGGTTTTGTATATTGCATTACCAACATAACTTCAGGGCGTCAATACATTGGCAAAAAGTTAGCAAAATTTAGTAAAACGACCTACAAGACTGTAAAGTTGAAGAACGGCACAAAAAAGAAAAAGAAAATTCGAAGCAAAATCGACAGCGACTGGCAGGAATATTACGGGTCCAGTCCTAATTTAACAGCAGATATCAACACACTAGGCAAAGATAACTTCTCAAGAGAAATACTTTATTACTGTAAATCTAAAGCAGAAACATCTTACATTGAGGCCCGCGAACAATTCGACCGCAAAGTATTAGAATCCGATGATTATTATAACGGACATATTCAAGTCCGTGTACATGGCTCTCACATTAAAATAAAAACTTAGGCTCGTTATACGGTAATGGCTGGCGCAGGCTAATTTCATGCGCTCTAAACCTGGACCTCGGGTCGCAGGGATGGAAATCTCTCGCCGTTAAGAGTACTCAATCAGTATCCTTCACAGGACCACGATCGCAAAATGCCTGCGGTTTGATTGTTTGAATAGAGTGAATATAGGCTCAATGAGTGGATAAAACCACACGTTTACGTATGTGTTAGTGTATATACGTAAGCCGCCGTCAGGTGCGAAAGCACAAATAACTGGGCTCGAGGTACAGGATGACCGCCTCTGTAACGCCTTAACACTAGTGACTGTAAGAACTCAGATAATGTTCTTCTTTTATTTTGCCCGTGAAAACGGGCAATTGTGACTGACGAATCTAGATAATATTAATACATCTTCGATGTAAAATATGCTGTGAGCGTGAGCGAAACAGCAAGTGAACGTAGTTCACTTTAATAGATTGATAATAAATAAAACATCATAAATCCCTTAAGGAATAGAAACATGAAGATCGAACATTTGTTAAAATCAATTAATGAAGCAGGACCGAGAACTGCTGCTCAACAAGCATCAATGCAAGCGGCAGCTAATGGCCCTCTTGATCCCGCAGATAATACTATTCCATTTCCTACACAATCAGGTACTAGTCAAACAGCACCTGCGGCAACTACTCAAACAGCACCTACGGCTGCTAGCACTACACAACCGGCAGCTGGTCCAACAGGTGATCCTACATTAGATCAACCTTTACCTCCAGGTGCTCCAAAGAAAACACTTGCTCAGAAAGTTGGTGGGTTTGCCAAAGGAGTAGGCGCGGTTGCTGGCGGAGTTGCCGGTATTGGTCGTGCTGTTAAAAAGGGATATGCCGCAGGTGCTAATGCTGTGGGCGGTCCTGGCGCACCAAGTGCTGCGCCATCTACATCTAGTGCTCCAGGTTTGTTAGGACAGACAGCCGGGGGAGGTGCACCTTCTAGTAGCGGTGGTGGTTCTGGACCAGGTGTGTCAGATCAAGAATTTAATCAGTTGGTTTCTAGAATTCAAAAGTTAGAGCAACTAGCACAGCAGTATCAAAGAAGACCTTAAAAGAAATTCAAACCAGACTCTTTGGTTGTTTCGAGATTACCTTTGATAATCTCTCCAATGATTTCCCTGTCTTGAAAGTCTAACATGTGTGCTTGCTCTATGCTAATAGAGCCTCGCATAAACCAACATAGTCTATAAAGTTCTGTTTTTAAGGCTTTTGACTCATCTTCCATTTTTTTGACCTCGGACTGTATCTCGTCCATGGTCATGGTCAAAAGCCTTAACCGAAAAAATCTGAATCGTTGAAACTCACAGGTACTGTAAAGGTTGCAGGAGCACCTTCTGCTTGTTGTTCTTCAGTGGTGGTAAACGTCAAAGGCTTTAATTCATTGTGCTTTTTAAGTTCACCAAGATGAGTTTGTACAGTCATAAAAATATCTTTGTCGGCGTTGGCAAAAAAGTCTTGAATATAAACTCGATTAGTTACTTCTGCGTCAGGAGTGACAATCTTGTACACACTTTCTGCCAATAGGTCCACAGTAACTTTGGTTAGATTGTTAAAGCTCTGATTAAACATTTCAATCTTTTTCTCATCGGAAATAGATTCATCGTTGGCCATGTTGATAATTCTTGTGGTTTCAAAACTTTTAATATTAGCCTGTGTCATGTGTTTGTAGGTCAAAGGTTTGACAAAAATAATTAACTCAGGAGATATGGCCACTTGATCAATCCAGTAATTTTGACTCTGTTGATCTAACAACATTCTTAGATCTAACTCGTACTCAATCTCTTCATTGATCACAGGTATCTTTGATTTGAAAGGCATCTTTTCACCATAGGTGGCTAGTCTAATAGCAATTAAAATAGTATCAAGATCAATGGTAGGAATTACCCAAGCATTTTTGATATTAGGTATACAACTTTGTATAACATCTACCACTGCTTGACCATTCATTAATGCGTCAGGAGTTTTAAACAACAACTCATCTTTGGCTGTCATAGAATACACAGGGTACTCGCCGGTGTCAGTGACAGTGATGCTATCTTTGGGCCAGAATTCTCCCTTGCTGGGTAAAGAAATATAAATTTTTGGCTGGCGCATAAAGCTGGCCAAAGGGTTATTTTTAGGTGCGGGTTGGTTATTCTGCATTTTTTGTCTCCGATAAATAAACTATCAATGAATAAGTCTTTTATTTATATACTCACTTAATGGCGGTTTTTTAAACTATGAATGGTGCAACTGAAGCAACCCTGGCAGAACTACTAGCAGTAGCGCAATCGATGAATGTTAATTTAGTCGGTTTGAATCGACTTATGGGTTCTCTTGGAAGTGGAGGCGGTGGTGGAAGTAGTGGGGGCAGCGGTGGTGGTCCCCTAGGTGGATTGGCAGCGGCAGCAGGTCCGGCAAGTTTAGCTATGAAGGCTCTATCTGGAGCAGCTTCTATAGTATCAGGTGTGTTTAGTACATTAGGAGATATTCTTGGACAAATGATCAGCGGCATAACAGCCACGGTCAGCAACTTATGGAATTTTGCCAAAGCAGCAGCCAACGGTAGTGCTAAATTAAGTGATTTCTATGACGCATTTAAAGACCTTCCTTTTTTAATCGGTAGTGTCATGCACGTATTTGCTGATATCATTAGATATCAGGAAAGTATGATCAAACCCTATCAGGAAATGACTCGTGTAGGTGCTTCGTTCTCTGGAAGTTTAACGGTGATGCGGGACGCTGCCACACGCAGTTTTATGTCTCTAGAAGAAATGTCAACTGTTGTTAGAGCAAATTCTGAAATATTTGCCACAATGGGCGGCAGTGTTGATTCCGGGCTGAGAAAATTTGTAGATGTACAAAATAAACTCATGGGTCCCGGTAGTCAATACATGCGTCAACTGCTAGGCATGGGATATACTGCGCAGAGTGTAGGAGAACTGCTGGGTTCAGTTTACCAACAACAGGGCAGCATGACCAAGGCTCAGGTTCAAAATAATAACACAGTTGCAGAAGCTGTGCTGAACACTGCCAAAGAATTAGATCTATTTTCGCGTGCCACAGGTAAGAACAGAGAAGAATTAGAAAAAGAATTAAAACAAAAATCTTTTGATGCTGCTTGGAAAACATTTACTCAGAACATGAGTGCAGGAGATGCTAAAGCCGCAGAAGCTGCAATATCTAAGGCGTTTTCATTCGGTGGTCAAGGTGCTGCTGACGGGGTTAAACAAATGTTTATGACCGGTGGAAGAATTGCCTTGCCCATAAACGACGCAATGAAACAGTTTTATATTCAAACTAACGGCGGCGCAGAGCAATTTCTTAGAGCAATGTATGAATCTGCAACAAAGTTCAAACAAGGTAGCCAAGAGCAACTTATAGCACAAATGACGGCCGCTAGGGACATGGGAGCAGCCTATAACGAGTTTATTGGTCCAATGGGCGACATGGGTGCCATGTTAAGCCTTCAAGGTAATAACTTTGTTAATAACACCGCAGTTATGAACACTGCGCTACAACTTGCTGGAAAATCAAACAAAGAAATAGCAGACATGGCCAAAGCTGCTGCCAAAGGTCAAAAAGACGCAGGTCAAGGATCTGCTGCCGCACTAATGGAAGCAGAAAAAAATATTCAAATGTTTGGTCAAATGATCATGAATCTAGTTAATGAACTTATAGGTCCCATTGCTGGACAATTGATAAGTTTTGGAGGAAAAATAACAAAAGAACTATTACCAGTGTTTAAAAAAGTCACTGATTGGTTTAAAGATACATGGGATTCGTTACAAAAAGCATATGGAACAGATGGATGGGAAGGTGTGTTTAAAAAACTTGGTGAAAAAATGCTAGAGGGTGCTAAAAATGTAGGAGATATGGTTCGACCGCTTTGGGAAGCTATGAAGCCGGCAATGATCGGAGCATTTGAACGTTTAGTTGAATTTATGAAGCCTTATTTTATTCGAATGGTTGATTATGTGGCAGATGCTGCCAACGCTTGGGTATTCAAAGAAACTAAAGGAGCAGTTGGAGAAGATCCTGCGCAGAGAGAAAAACTAAGAGAGGTTCAAAAAAATGTAAATGCTCGACTAGCAAAAATAGACGAGTTACAAGCAAGATATGATGAATTGATTAGACAAGGCAGACCTGAAGAAGCTGCAGGAATTCTTGCTGGTAAAAATGAAATGTATAGATATCTCTATCAAGATTTGACCGCAATGGTTGATGGCGGGCCCAGAACTTCTACATCAGATTGGGCAAAAAAAATGCGAGAAGGAATGGCACCTCCTGTTTTACCACAACGTCACAGCGGAACATTAGGTATGACCGGAAACTGGTGGGAAAAAGAAAATCAGGTAGTAGAACTTCAAGCAGGAGAGACTGTGGCCACTCCTAGCCAAATTGCTCAAATTGTGGGATCAGCTAGTCAGAACGGCTTCGCGCAGGGCATTTCTGCGTTAAATAACACTATGAACACTTTAATTGCTATCAGCAGAAAGATCGAAGAAAACTCTAGAGCTAATGTATCAGCAACTAAACAACTAAGCAATAATGCTTTTGCAATGGTATAAAATATGTCTTGGAAAAAATTCTTTACACCGGTTAATACAGCAGGCACACTAAGTCCTATTAGTGGCTCTATGAGTTCGGGTAACTCTGTAAACCCATCTAGAGCAAACTACTCTAGCTATTTGCCCGATGTTTATTCTGGACATCCCAATCGCTTAGAACGCTATGGTCAATACGATACCATGGACTGGGACAGTGAAGTTAATGCCGCCTTAGATATTCTAGCAGAATTTTGTACTCAAGAAAACGAAGACAGTGGTACACCGTTCCGTGTGTTCTTTAAAGAACAGGCCACTGGCACAGAAATTAGAATTATTAAAAAGTATCTACAACAGTGGACTAAACTTAATAAATTTGAAAAACGAATTTTTAAAATTGTTCGTAATGCTTTCAAATATGGTGATGTATTCTTTGTGCGTGATCCAGAAACACAGACCTGGATGTACGTAGATCCAGCTAAAGTAGATAAGATCATTGTCAACGAAAGCGAAGGCAAGAAACCAGAACAATATGTGATCCGTGATTTTAATCCTAACTTTGAAGCACTGACCACAACTGCTATCAATCCTAGTAATGTACACGGTGGTGGCAGTCAATTTGGCGGCAGTTACGGAACAGGGCAGGGCGGTGCTGGCGGATCGCGCGGCATGGTTGGCGCATTTCCTACCAGCACTAACAGTAGCAGATTCCAACAGAATCAAAATCAATATACCATCGATGCTGAACATGTGATACACATCAGCATGAGCGAAGGCCTAGACAATAATTTCCCATTTGGTAACAGCCTAATGGAAAGCATATTCAAAGTATTCAAACAAAAAGAACTGCTAGAAGATGCTATCATTATCTATCGTGTACAACGTGCTCCTGAGCGCAGAGTATTTTATATTGACGTAGGTAACATGCCCAGCCACTTGGCCATGGGCTTTGTTGAGCGTGTTAAAAATGAAGTTAACCAACGTAGAATTCCAAGCAATACAGGTGGTAGCCAAACAGTGGTCGACAGCGGTTACAATCCATTGAGCATCAACGAAGACTATTTCTTCCCACAGACTGCTGAAGGTCGTGGTAGTAAGGTTGAAATTCTTCCAGGTGGTACTAATTTGGGAGAAATTGATGATCTTAAATATTTTACTAATAAGTTGTTTAGGGCTTTACGCATACCTTCAAGTTATCTACCTACCGGGTCTGACGACGGAGGATCTAACTTCAATGATGGTAGAGTTGGAACAGCATACATCCAAGAACTAAGATTTAACAAGTACTGCGAACGATTACAGAGCATGATGCATGAGCAGTTTGATACAGAATTTAAACTGTATCTACGCAATAAAGGCATGAACATTGATCCTAATATCTTTGATGTTAAATTTAATCCTCCACAGAATTTTGCTGCTTATCGTCAAGCAGAAATGGATACTGCTCGTGTTAATGTATTTGGCACATTGGTAGGTGTTCCTTATTTGAGCAAGAGATTTGCTATGAAACGTTTCTTAGGTCTGACTTCAGAAGAAGTAGCAGAAAACGAAAAGCTATGGAAAGAAGAAAACGTGGACAGCGACACAGAATTAAGTGCCAGCGCAGAACTAAGATCAGCAGGTATTACTGCTAACACAATTTCTGGAGATTTAGGCTCTATAAATTCTAACACAGCTGAGCTATCTGGAGAGCAACCTGCGCCAGAAGCTGGTGCTCCCGAGTCAACTACACCGACTCCTCCTCCGGCCTAATACAATAAATAACATCATGCTACTACGTGAATTTGTTTATTTTGATAAAGATCATTCAGAAATGTATGATGACAATAGGTATATCAGTCAACACGACACCAGTGTTCTGCGCAATAAAGATCTACGCAAAGTTAGATTAACGCTGAGAACATTAAATGATATACGCAGAGCCAGTGAGGCTCACGATCAAGAAGTTCGCGAAGAATTAGGTTTGGTTAGAAAAATGTATGCTGCTCCTCCACCGGAAGCGGCAGCATAATAACTCATAGTTTAAATTTTTTTGTCGAAAACTAAATATTTTTAACAAAAATTCATCAATCCAGGAAGAAATTCCTGCCATCTTTGTCAAAAACCTTCAGTTTTTGGCCTATTTCACATAAGTATTTCATCGCGGCTGTAAATACAGGTACAGCCTTGCCGCTACCAATAAGGAGAATTAACGCAATGTCTACAAAATTTGAACAACTGTTAGACTATCTTGTTAACGAAGAAATGGATAAAGCCAATGAACTTTTCCATGAGATCGTTGTTGAGAAGTCTAGAGATATCTATGAAAATCTAATCGCAGAAGAAGAACAAGAAGCTGACGAAGCTCGCGAAGAAGAAGCTGACGAATCTGTTGATGAAGCAGAAGAAGATGCTGACGAATCTGTTGATGAAGCAGAAGAAGATGCCGACGAATCTGTTGAAGAAGGTCACGAAGATCTAGAAGATTCCTATGAATTAGAAGCCGATGATGACAGCGCCATGGGCGGTGACTCCGGTGATGAATTTGGAAAATCTGTTGGAATGGGCGACATGGGCGACGAAATGCCCGGCGACGGTGAAGAAGGTTCCGTAGAAATGGATATTCAAACAGCCATTGACCAACTACAAGCCGCATTTGACAAGCTAGACGGCGGACACGTTGATGTAAACGTTGGAGGCGATATGGCCGGTGACGACAGCATGGGCGGTGCCGATGACGAAGATGAAGATGAAGGCATGATGATGGGAATGCGCGAAGGCCGTCGTATGACACGCGAGTACACTGAGAAAGTTGGAAACGACTGGGAAAAGAATAGCCAAAAGACACAAGGTCAATACGCTGGTGCCGGCACTGGTGAAAAAATGAGTGCTCCAGTTGATGGTAAGCCTCCAGTTAGTTCTGGTAAAGGCAAGCCTGTTACCGGCGCCGATGCTGGAAGCATTCTAGGTAAGAGTGCAACTGCTGCCGAAGATGGTACTAAGCCACACGGCAAAGCAGGCGGATTCTTAAGCGCACAGAAAGACATGAACACTGGTAACGGTAACGTTCCTGGTGGAAAAATGGGTGTTAAGAACCTAAGCAAAGTTGGTTCTGGATATCCAGGTAACAACAAAACTCCAGGTCCAGTAGGTTCTGGTACAGGTGACAAAGCTGGTCAAACCAGCGTTGGTCAGGTTAAGAGCCCAATCAACGGCGCACCTAATCGTAACGCTTAATTAGAGAAACTGGATGAAACTAAGTTATCTAAGAGAACACCTAAGTTTTGATCAATCCGGCATCGTTATGGAGTCGGATGACAAGGATGGTAAGA